ATTATGCTAGCAAACAAATTGTCAAAAGAGATTGATAAATCGCGTAAAGAGCAATATTCACATATCTTTGGACCAGATGGTAAATGTCAGGTGTCAGTTGGTTATGAAAACGGCAAACCAAAAAAAGTGCAAACGATCATAATTTCAATACAAACGAAATCATGGATTAGAAGAGAGCTTTATGAGGATATCATTATCAATGAAGTCTTACCAAAAGTATTTGATGATAAAACAATCAAAGAAGCAAAAATACTCATCAATCCAACAGGAGAGTTTATCATCGGTGGTCCATATGCAGACTCAGGATTAACTGGGCGCAAGATTATCGTTGATACTTATGGTGGTTACGCTAAGCATGGTGGAGGAGCATTCTCAGGTAAAGACGTAAGCAAGGTTGATCGCAGTGCTGCTTATTATGCCAGATATGTTTCAAAGGCCGTTGTAGGGGCAAATCTTGCGACACGTTGCGAGTTACAACTAAGCTATGCAATTGGTATAGCAAAGCCTGTAAGTGTATATTTGAATACATTTGGTACAGGAATAATAAGTGATGAGAAGATTCAAGATCTAATTACACAAGTGTTTGATTTCAGACCAGAACACATTAAAAAAGAACTTGAGCTAGATCATGTCAAGTTCCAGGAGTTAGCAAAGTATGGCCATTTTGGTCGTGAAGATTTAGATGTCCGTTGGGAACATATAGATGATAAAATTGTTGAACTGAGAAAGCTATATGAGAAAGCCTAAAGAACTTCATCGATTTTATAAGTCTGCTCAATGGCAAGTAGCTAGAGAAATAAAGATAAGAGAAGCTAATGGGAAGTGCGAACGTTGTGGTACTTTGGGTGAAGAAGTACATCATATAAAAAGGGTTACAGTTAATAACGTTGTGGATCCAATGATTAGTTTGAATCAAGAGAACTTAGAGTTCTTGTGTAAGAAATGTCACAATGCTGAACATAAGCGTTTTAGTAAAGAAGTTAGATTTGATAGTGATGGTAATTATATTGGTTGATTGGTATAATAGAATTAATGTTAGGAGTGAAGTACATGTACAAAGGACTGAATGATAATAAGTTAGAAGAGATTATAAACTATTATAAAAATGCTCTAAAGCACTTCTATCTTTCTGAAGATGAGTATAGATTTGAATTAAACAATCACGAAGACGTTGTCTTTAGAAGATGGTTTGATTTAAATAGACCTATTCCTTATGGTGGTAGCAATTCAGGATATTATGCTTTTTTTGATGAAAAAAATACGATTGTTGCAGATGCAGACGACATTCTAAAAAATGAAAAAAACGAAGATGTTTGGAAGATAAAGGTTCTTCATGAGGTTAGACATGCATATCAATATCATCAAATTAAACTATATCAATCTAACCAGTCTTTTCAAGAGCAAGTTGAGGTTATAGATTCTTGGATGAAAAACTTTGAAAAAAAGAAAAAAGAAGGGGCAACAATGCTTGATATTACTGAGAAAGATGCAATTAAATATTCAAGCGAAAATTGGAACAAAATTTAGCCCCCCCTATTATTGATCTAAATTATCGCTGGGGTACCGCGTAGGGGGCAATTAAAAAACACAAGGCAGATTTTTTGAAAATCAGAAAAGAGGTTTTCAATATATATGATTAATATAGAATACAAGCGATTAAAGTCGCTTTTTTCTTTGGTTGATGAATCAAAAACAGAATTAGTAGATAATTTAATCCATCAAGCTGCGTTTATGAAAGTGGAACTTGATAAGTTACAAGAGCAAATAAAAAAACATGGCGCAATTCAAATATCAAGTAAAGGTACGCAACGTCAAACCGAAGCAGCCAAGTATTATACCAAGCTTGTGAATTCTTATGGAACAGTAATTAAAACATTAAATACAATTCTTGGAACGCAAGTAGATGATGGAGATGATGCCTTTGATGAATTTCTTAAGAGAGCAAATGAATGAACTACTTAATCGAATATTACAATGAAATTAGAAATGGCAATATCATCGTTGGCCAAGAACTTAAAACTCAGATCAATCAACTTATCGAAGATCTAAATAATCCATTATATGTATTTGATGAAAAGCCTGGTAACCTGAGAATCAACTTCATTGAGACCTTTTGTAAACACACGAAATCACCATTTAATGGTCTACCTTTTTTATTAGAACTTTGGGAAAAAGCAATCATTCAAACAGCATATGGATTTAAGATGGCTGGTTCAGGATTGCGTAGATTCAATGAAGTCATATTGTTGATTGCTCGCAAGAATGGAAAGACAACATTTGTTGCAGGTATTGATTTAGCTGAGTTCTTTCTTTGGAGTGGTGGTGTTGATATTGTGTGTGCATCTAATACAACAGAACAAGCTAACATTCTTTTTGAAGAGATTAATAATATGAGAGAACAATCTCCAGCATTATCTAAAGAAACTCGAAGTAAAAAGAATATTTTTCACATCTATTCTCCAAAAACAAAAAACAAAATTAAGAAGCTATCAGCTCAATCAAGAAATAAAGATGGTTACAATATCGAAGTTGGTTGTATTGATGAAGTCCATGAGATGACAGATTCAAAAGTGTATGATGCAATCAAACAATCACAATCAACTAAAAAAGAACCACTTATATTTATCATAACCACTGAAGGGACAACCATTGGTGGTTTTTTAGATAGTAAACTTGACTATGCACGTAAGATGCTAAAAGGTGAGATTCACGATGAAAGAGTTCTTCCTTGGTTATACACACAAGATAGTACAAAAGAAATATATGAAGATCAGACAACATGGCAAAAATCAAATCCCAGTATTGGTGTAGTAAAGCTAAATCATTATTTGGAAGATGTGATGAACAAATCCAAACATGACTTGTCCACAAGAGTTACAATGCTATGTAAGGATTTCAATATCAAGCAAGCAGATAGTGGATCGTGGTTATCATTTGATGATCTAAACAATGAAGATACCTACTCAATAGATGAACTAAGAGATTCATATGCAGTAGGTGGTGTTGATTTATCATCAACTACAGACTTAACTGCAGCAGTTTTAGTTATCCAGAAAAGAGATAGTAATAAAAAATATGTTATTTCACATTTCTTTATGCCGAGTGAAGTAGTAGAAAAAAGAATCAAAGAAGATAATGTTCCATATGATATTTGGATTAAGAAAGGTTTTGTAACTTTAACAGAAGGTAATCAAAACGATTTTAGCTTAGTAACTCAATGGTTCATGAAGATGATACAAACCTATGGGGTTAGACCTTTGTGGGTTGGCTATGACCCTTGGAACTCACAGTATTGGATAAAAGAAATGGAAGACTTAGGATTTAATATGGATAAAGTTAGACAAGGTATCTATTCATTATCTGAACCCATGAAAATCGTAGAAGCTGATTTAAAGAATAATCTAGTGAATTACAACAACAATCCTATAATGAAATGGTGTCTATCCAATACACAAGCAAAAGTTGATTTAAATGGGAATATTCAACCATCAAAACTCAACTCAAAGTACAAGCGTATAGATGGTACAGTAGCGTTAATCATTGCATATGTCATTTTAAATAGATATAAGACAGATTATGAGAATATGATATAATATCTTCATAATTATTATGGAGGATATAATCATGTCTCACTACACAAAAACTATTTATTGCAAGAATTGTGGACAGGCATGTACTGTAAAGATTTACCTGGATTATAAAGAAACAAGCATTAGCTTTTATAACAGTTTAGGGAAAATCAATATAACACATCAAGTACCAACTGAACAACAAATAGAAGATCTAAGTAATGAAGAAATCGGCTATTTTTGTGATTATTGTGGAGAGTGGAATGATTATGATGAATATTAATTGTAGGAGGTTTCAATGCCCATATTTAGAAGAAAAAGTAAAACTGGATCATTTGATGCACTCCAGTTAATTAGTAATTTAAATACATTTTATACACCCTTTGGAACCAATATTTCCAAGAGTGATGTAGTTAAGATATGTATTGATAGAGTCGCTAGCCAATGCGCTAAACTCAAACCGAGATTTATCAAAACCGAAAATGATAAGACAGTGACCGAGAAAAAAGGTCGACTGTCTTTTTTATTGAAGTATAAGCCAAATGAGATTATGACACCATATGATTTTATTTACAAAACAATCACTCTGCTGTTGCTGAATGATAATGCATTTGTTTATCCAAAGTTCGATAAGGATTCAGGTGAGCTAAAAGGTATCTATCCATTAAGGCCAATTACAGTTGAAATGATAGTAGATAATGCAGAAACCTATTTCATCAAGCTGCTATTTGATAATGGTGAGTCCTATATCTTGCCTTATGAGAATATCATTCATTTACGAAAGCATTATGGGCAAAATGATATCTTCGGTGGTAATGGATCAAGTGGTGATCATGAAGCCATTCTTAAAACCATTTCAATTAATGATAGCTTACTACAAGGTATTGATAATGCGATTAAGTCATCGATGCAGATTAAAGGGATTGTAAAGATGAATGGTATGTTATCAGAAGCGGATAAGAAAAAACAAAGAGAACTTTTTGATAGTGCTTTGTCAGACTCCGTTCATACAAAAGGAAGCTCTATTATTCCTATTGATTTAAAGAGCGAATATATCCCATTAGATGTAGATCCTAAATTGATTGATAAAGATACACTAGAATTCTTGCAGTCAAAGATACTCGATTACTTTGGAGTATCAGTCCCTATATTTACAAGCAAGTACACAGAAGAGGAATATAACTCGTTTTACGAGTCAACCATTGAGCCTTTAGCTATTCAACTTAGCGAGGCTTTTTCTATAGGGTTGCTTACCGATAAACAACTGGAACGTGGAGAAGAAATCATCTTTTATAGTGAAAGATTGCAATATGCTTCTTGGAATACGAAAGTCACTGCAATTGAAAAACTGATGAGTTTAGGTATCATGTCTTTAAATGAATCAAGGTCGTTATTAGGACTAGAGCCTATCGAAGGTGGAAACAAACGACTTCAATCATTAAACTTTGTCGATGCAGATAAAGCAAATCAATATCAAGTAGGAACGGAGGAACCTAAAGATGAAAATAACAGTTAATGGAAAGATATCAGAA